ATGGCTCCCTGGCTCGGATCGGATACCAAAAGCTTGAGTGTGTGTACGCCTGCGTGACCAGGGTCGCCGTCGCGGCCGGCGGGATCAAGTGGCTCGGGCATACCATGACCAAGGGGAAAAAGGGAGAGAAAGTTTCTATCGATCTCGATGACAACCACCCACTCATGTTCGCTCTGCGCCGGCCGAACCCGATGCAGGGATGGTCAAGATTCTGCGATGCGTCCGTGAGATACCAGCTCATCGCCGGCAACGAGTATATGTTCGCCAATGCTCCGAAGTCGATCCCGCCCTCCAGGATCGAACTGTACAACCTCCGGCCGGACCGGATGACGGTCAACCCCGGAGATGCCCTGGGTCTTGTGCGAAGTTATACCTATGGCAAGGGCACGACCGCCGAAACGGTTTTCGCGCAGGAACAGATCCTTCACGTCAAGGAATTCCATCCGACGAATGACTGGTACGGGCTTTCTCCCTGCGAGGTAGCCCTGCAGGATATCCATGTGCTCAACCTGGCCGCGAGGTGGAACGCAAAGCTGCTCACGAACGATGCTCGGCCGGCCGGAATCATGACCACGCCGGCGGGGGTCTCGTTGACCACTGAGCAATTCGAACGACTGAAAAAGCTCATGAAGGAAGAAGTCGTTGGCGCCGAGAATGCTGGACTTCCGGTCGGACCTCTCGAGGGAGGGATCGAATTTAAACCCTATGGGCTTTCGCCCAGGGAGATGGATTGGCTTTCTCTCGATAAGCACACCCGGCGCAAGATCGCCTCGGTTCTCAATGTCGCGCCCGAACTGATAGGTGACTCTGAAAACAAGACCTACTCCAACTATCAGGAAGCGCGGAAGGCGCTCTACTTGGAGAATGTCCTGCCCCGCATGGATGTCCTGCGGGACGAGTTCAATAACTGGCTTGTGCCGATGTTCGGGGATGATCGGATCAGACTCGACTATGACCGGGACTCCATCGAGGCCATTCGTGAGGACCGCTCAAAGCTCTACCTGGATATCCGCGGGCTTGTCCAGGATGGCATTGCCACCCGCAACATGGCTCTGGAGGAACTTGGCTTTGAGCAGGGCGGGCCGGAGCTCGATGTCAGGACGGTATCCAGCGCAACCGTGCCCCTGGATGCTCTGGGGATCGGGCCGCCGGAAAGCGGATTGACGCCATGAACGGGACGCAGACGATCGAAGCCAAGGCTCAGCGGAGGTATCTCATTATCTCCGGCCAGGATAATCTTGCCGGCCTGCGGCGATATCTGGGACCAAGGGAACCAAAGGTAATCAAGGCCGCGTTAAAACTTTGGCGAGACCAGTCGGCCCTGATATCCCGAGAAGATGCGGACCGTATGGCCCAGACTGGCTCTGTTCCCGAGAATCTACTCCGGGCATGGGAGCAGCAGAATTCCGATTTTGTCCATGAGACTCTTGTGCCGGAATGGATTGATGGTTTTGAGATCACAAGCAAAGATATCGAGCAGCGCATTAAACGCCTACAGCAGAAGGCTCTTCTTCCGCGAGCGGCTATTCAAAAGTGGGTGAACGATCATAAGTCGGGATTAATAACGGCCCTTGATAAAGAAGGCAAGGAAGCTATTGCCGCCGTCCTCAAGACCGCACAAGAACTGAACCTGAATCCCTATCATCTTTCATTGCTTTTGCGTTCCCCCATTAGCCAAGAAGGAAATATTTTCATCGGCCTCTTTCCACGATGGGCAAAAGCCGTGATCCACAGATATTGGGACCTCAAAATCGCGGGATTTACGCACGAACAGGCTTGGGCTCAATCTCGTAAATACAAGGAATTTCTGACCAAGGTCCGGGGGTTAATGATTGCTCGAACGGAATTGGCGGAGGCCTACAATGAGGGCCAGTTGGCTGCCCTTAAAGGGACAGGCGAGACGATCAAGAAGCGGTGGGCAACGGCGGATGACGAACGGCTTTGCTTAGGTTGTTCCGAACTGGACGGAGAGGAGCGGGATCTAAACGCGGAATTTTCAAATGGCAAACAGCGGCCAACCGCTCATCCTAGCTGCCGATGTTCTCTGGAGTATGAACTTGTGAGGTAAAAAATGGAAAAGAAAGAATTTAAATTTGAACTCAAAGAACTCAAGGAAACGGGCGAGTTTGAGGGATATGCTGCCGTATTCGGGAATCTCGATAAAGGCGGGGATATTATCATGGAAGGAGCATTTACAAAAACTCTCCTTGAGAAAAAAGAATTTCCGATCTCTTGGATGCATGATATCCGGGATCTCCTGGGAGCCGCCAAGGCCGAACAAGATAACTTTGGCCTGAAAGTCAGTGGTGCTTTGAACATGGCGGTTCAGAGTGCAAAAGAAAAATATGCGCTGATGAAACAGGGTGTCATCAAGGCGCTGTCCATCGGCTACGATACGGTAAAAGCCATATTTGAAAATAACGGCGCCATCCGGAAACTGACGGAAGTCAAGCTTTATGAGATTGCACTTGTGCCTTGGCCAATGAATTCTGAAGCACAGATTATGAACGTGAAGATGGAAGGCAAGCCCTATCCAAATGAACATGCTTGTAGGCTTCAGGATCCGGATAAGTATGATCGATTCACGCGCGGCGAACGGAAACACAAGGGGAAGGCCTATTCGGTCATTTTTGGCTGGCGGAAAAAGGATGAGGAGGAGGTCTCCGAAGAGCAGGCCTACCGTTACGATAAGAAAACCTGGGCGGCCGATGAAGCCCGCGCGCACTGCAAAGATCACGATGGTAAATTCGAGGCCGCTTCCGGGAAGGCGTTTAACGAAATGCTCGGCGAGATTATTTCCTGGAAGGATGCCTGTTGCACATATTTTGATGGCGAACAAAAAAAGCTTATCGGGGATGCCGTTGCATCTCTTGAGGCACTCTCTCAATCGGAGCCGCCGCAAGGCACTCCCGGCAAAGAGCCGCCGGATATAAAGAGCGACCCGGTCACCGACCAGTTGCTAGGGAAGTTACTCGACGAAATCGAGAGCTTCCACAAAATCTTAGGAGGTAAAACATCATGAGCTTAGAACAAAAACAGCTCGAGGAAAAGCTCAGTCTCATCGACGGACTACGGACGCAGTTCGACGCCTTCGAGAAAGGCCGCATGACCAAGGCCGATTTCGATGTCTACGAGAAGAAGGTCAACGGTCGCCTGGATGAGATCGAGCTCAAACTCAACCGCCCCCCGGTCGTCCAGACCGAAAACAAGGGCGAGAAAACGCCCGAGCAAAAAGCTTTTGGCGCCTGGCTGCGGAAGGGCATCCTGGGTCCCGAGGAGCGGAAGGTCCTGACGATCGCTGACGATACCCTGGGCGGGTATCTCAGGGCTCCGGCGGACTTTATCCAGGAGATCATCAAGAACGTCACCGAGTTCAGCCCGATCCGGCAGATCGCCACAGTCCGGCCCACCTCGGCTTCGTCCATCAAGGCGCCAAAGCGGACCGGCCAGTTCAGCGCTGCCCGGACGGCGGAGATCGCGGCCAGGACAGAACGGACCGGCCTTAAGTACGGCCTGGAAGAAATGCCCCTGCCCGAGGCCTATGCCCTGGTCCTGATCAGCAAGCATGACCTTGAGGATTCGGCTTTCAACCTGGAAGCCGAGATCCAGAACGAGATCGTGGAGCAGTTCGCGGTTTTGGAGGGGGCGGAGTTCATTTCCGGCAACGGCGTCGGCAAATCGGAGGGCTTCCTGGCTAATGCGGCCGTCATCGCCGCATGCGGTACAACTGCCGGCAGCAACGTCATCGCGGCCGATGACCTCGTGGCGCTCCAGTACAGCATCAAGGATGCCTATGCCCGCAATGCGAGCTGGGTCATGAAACGGTCAACCGTGGGCACAATCCGCATTCTGAAAGAAGCCACGACCAACGCCTACATCTGGCAGCCCGGGCTTCAGCTCGGCCAGCCCTCGTCTCTGCTCGGCAACCCGGTCGTGGAGTGCGTCGACATGCCCTCGGGCCTAATCGACAATCAGTACGAGGTGGCCTACGGCGATTTCAAGCGCGGCTACCTCATCGGCGACCGCATCCAGATCGAGATCCAGCGCCTGATCGAGAAGTACGCTGAGTACGGCGAGATCGGGTTCCTGGCCCGGAAACGGTTCAACGGTCAGGTGGTCCAGGCCGAGGCCATCAAAATCCTCAAGATCAAGGCGTAAGAGGAGGACATCATGCGTGATCTATACAACAATCTTTTGGCCGCACATTCGATTTACCCGGCAGCCCTGGGCGCGGCCGCAAAAACTGGCGACGCGATCGTCGACCTCCAGGGCTATGAGGGCGCACTGATCGTCTGCTACAGCGGGGCCCTCACGGTCGATATGCCGTTCCAGCTGATGCACGGAGACGCGGCCAACCTTTCGGACGCCGCCGCGGTTCCAGACAGTGATCTGCTCGGAACGGAGCCCACGCTCTTGCAGGCCACCGACAATGAGGTCAAGGCCTTCGGCTACATCGGCGCAAAGCGGTATCTTCGCGTCGACACGACCGCCGGAACCGGGATCGCGGGAGCCATGATCATCAAGGGCTTTCCGCGTCATGCCCCGGTTGTTTAGGGACTAAGTGCCCGTTGAGATCGACCGGGAGATGAGGCGGGCCCCGTCCCGCCTCATCTCTCTTTTATCGGAGGAAAAGATGCGCGTAAGAATGCTTACCGACCGGCGCGGTTCGCCGGATGGAATCCATGCCGAGCTCTATCAGGCCGGTCAGGTTTACGACCTGCCCCCGGACCTGGCTGAGCCCTGGCTGGCCAAGGGTATCTGCGAGCAGGACAAGATGCTCCCGGGCCCGAGCGAGACAAAGGACGGCCCGCAACCCGAACAGCGCAGGGGGCGCCCCGCTAAGAGGAAATAAATGCGCCTCAATCAAACCGCGGTCCCCCAGATCGAGCCCATTACTCTAGCTGAGGCCAAGCTCCACCTCCGC